CCGAGAGTGTAAAGGTGGATGATACCGATCTTCTCTAGTTCAGAGATAATAACCCTCTGTAGTCTTTGAATGGTTCTCGCGAATCGGATGTCTTTTTGTGCGAGCGTGGCCTTATCTTCGGTGGCGCCTTCTCCCATAGAAAGATACGACTGGGGAATCTTAAGAGCGGAGAAGAGTTTATCGCGAAGATACTTGATATCGTCAATTTGTGTAATATTTGATGCGCCGGCGAGAGTCTGAATATCTGTTACCGATCCGGCGCGGACTGGAATGAAATAATCTTCCTCAACAGCCATCGGATTATAACGGAGATCAATGTTGCCGGTCTTGGGATCAACCACAGAGTGTCGCTTAAGCTGTGAAACAACCTTTTCCATATATTGCTCAACTTCATTGGGAGGAATAGAGCCAACATCAATCTTAAACATTCTTCGCTCGGAAGAGCGCACAACACGATATGCCATCATCGCGTCTTCCATAAGCACAAGCTGGCGCCAGATGCGACGAGCAGGCTCAAGGATAGAGGTTCCATAAGGGGCGTACTTATCGTTACCGAGGATGCGGAAGTGTGCGACCTGCCAGTTTTCAAAGGTCATGCCAGCGGAGTTCCACTGATATTGAACGTAGTTGGGGTTGGTGGAGTCTTGGCCCTCAAGCCTCTCGATCTCCATTGGAGGGAGGGCGATGACTGATGTAACACCATATTTATCGTCAATGTCGAGGTAAAGGAAAAAGTCGCCGTACTTACTCATTGTGCGTGCCCAACCAAACAGGTTGTATTGGACATTCAAAATCTGTTCATATAGAATAGTGAGAACCGCTTTAATCTCTTCGTTGTTTGATTTAACATTAAGCATTGGCCGCAGTTCCGAATATGTTGTCATCTCGTCTGCATAAATGTCCAGCGTGGATGCGATCTCGGGAGTATATTCCATCTGATCAAAATCAACATAACGCTCAGAACGTCGCTGGTTTTGGATAGCATTCGCAGCAATCGTGTCGAGGGGGTTATATTGAGACTTCTTGAACTGCTGACCAGATGCAGTCTTAAAGCGTGACGAGAACTTATCTAAATGTTGTCGACGTATGCGGCGCCCTGATTGAGAGCGATAATTAATGATTGGACCAGAGAAGAGCCGCGTCAGAGCTTTGAATAAATTATTTTCGCTGTTGGCGGGGTTGTTCCCTCTATTTCGATTTCTATTGTTTGGTGCCATTTATTTTCTCACTTTATAATCCATTTGTATTGATCCCAATACGTTTTGGCTTCAGACATTATATCACTTGCGCCACCTTGCTTGTATCCCGTTTGGCCTTTTATTTGTGTATTCATTGTAGTTTTCACTGTATAGATCGCATCAACGAACGCTTTCTGGTAATTTAAATCTCTCGCATTTACTTGAAGAGCAGTATCTCTAACCCAGCAGGCAATCGCAAGAGCCATGATCAAATCATCATTATAACTCTTCATTGCTTGTGGTTTGCCGTTCCTCCAAATGAAAGTTTTAAATTCGTTAACAGTTCGCGAAGAATATATCTTAATTAGTTTATTTCTTATAAACTCCTCTAATTTTGCAATAATCAAAGGTCGCGTTTTCATCGTTGTGGAAAAACCAGCGATAGCAGACGTTGTATGCTCTGCAATGTGTTGCTCAATATATTCGTGGGTTGATTTAATAGAGAAATAAACATTGGGATAGCCAAACTCTGTAAGTTTATCTAATACGGTATAACCAATATTGTTATTCTCAACCACCAGCATCGCGTCTCCAAACTCTCTACCGATTTGATTAAGCATCGTAGCAAACATATCTGGTGTGGCCTTCCCTTGGTATTCTCCGATGATTTCTAGTGTTTCAAGTTTTATAATATGAAATGTAGAGAAATCGGCTCCATCACCTCTTGACACATCAACAGACATAAGGTAGTTGCAAGTAGGATCGAATTCTTCCCAGATCCAAAAGTTGCGGTCAAAACCAGTGCGATACTTTGGTTCGCACACATTTGATAACAACCACGCCATATCGTCGGAGTCGATGACAGTCTCTCCAGAAGTATTGAAGTTACACATCAATTCCTGCGCGATCTGGCGTTTAGACATATTCTTCGTTTCTTTCTTATACCACTCTTCATCTCTATCGGGGTGAACATCCCACGCTAGCGTCGTTAGATTAAAGTTGTTACCCCCAGACTCCGCATCTGTACAAGTCTTGTGAAACCAGTTACCCACGCCATTAGGTGTTGACAACGCAATACACCGCCCACCCGTAGATAGTGTAGGATACAACCCTGTCCATAGTTCTTCGAGACCTTCGATGTGCGCTGCCTCATCAAGCACAAGCAGAGACAATGCTTCCGAACGGCCGGCGTCACCGGAAGTAGATGCGGCTTTAATAGAAGATCCATTGGAAAGTTCAAAAGAGTTTCGGTTATCTACTTCAATTGTAGCAATCTTCAACCAATCTGGTAGATTGCGCATAATGCCTTTAACTTTCTTTACGAGGTTTCCTGCTGTCGCAAACTTGGTTGCCATAACGAGAATAGCCTTATCGCGGTGGAACAACATAAGCCACACGATATAGCCGGCTGTAATCGTTGAGATACCCAGCTGTCTCGCTTTTAAAATAACATTAAAACGATAATCATTAAAATTTTGTAATAGGTTGTCTTGGAAATCATATGTATCAAATAAAATAAGCCCGTGCATCGGGTGGGATATACGAGCATAGGTTTTCAAGAAGTATCCTGGATCTTTACCGCACTTTAAGATCTCTTTTACTTTTTGTTTTTTGTCTAGTTGAAAACTCATGCATCTTTTTTGCGTGTATCATTCTTCGGGCGCTTTCCTTGCCAACCACCTTGGTTAAGGAAAGTCTCCCAACTCTTTTCGACAGGATTAGTATTACCGGAGTTGTCGATGTTCATAGTCTCATCGAGACCACCGACCTTAAAATGCTTCTTGGCAGTCACCCAAGACCGCACTCTTGAAGAGTTCTCGGCACAGATGTCAACTTCACCTTCAACAGTAAGAGTCACAGAATCGCCAGTGATGCGTTTGTATTCTTTCTTAAGCCATTTAGAAATGTCAGTCATACGCTGGTCAATCTCGCTCTCGAAGCCTGGGCCATAAATCTCTTTGAGTTGGATTTCAGACTGATAAGTTAAACACATCATATCACCATAGAACTTTACACCAAAGCCATCCATTACGCGACGGTCGATAAGCATATCGCCTTCTTCGCGGCGGAGAGCGCCGGTCTTTACTGGTTCATAGTCTTCTCCAAGCGCGCCATCATATGCGTTGGCGGCGGCTTGTGCTAGTCCTTGTACGATTTCATATACTGTTGCCATTATTAGGTCTCCATCCTTTTAACCATCTTTCTTCTCTGCCTTCCACATATTGAAGGTAACATTTATTGCAACATTCAAACTTGGTAAGACAAACATCGTCCATTGATTTCTTTGGATAAGATCCGCAGACCGAACAACATCTTAAAGATTCTCTATTAAGTAGTTTTTTTGAAACCTTTATACCCTTAATGTCAACTTTTTCCTGTTGCTCTTGGTTTTTATAAGATTTCTGATAAAACTCTTTTGATTGTTCCAGATATTCTTTTTCTTTGGTCTCGTCCCAATTTGCCTTTGGGTTCTGGACTGTTTCTTCACCGTACTTCTTGGAGATTGCCTGTTCAACTGCAGCGATGCGATCGGGCTTATCCATTAGTTAAAGACCTCGTATGCTCCGTATGAAACCACCACACCAGCCGCAACACCGCCGGCAAACCAGACCCATTTGTTGTTGGGGGCGAGATGCTTTATTGCCGTCTGCATCTGTTCTATTTGACTTAGTTGGCTAGCAATAGTTAAATCTTTTTCTTGAATCACGCTATCGTGATGAATCTGTAGATTGTCTATTTCAAGCTGAAGCTCAGTTCTCAATTTGCTTAATTCAAAATCTAATTTTAAATTGCATTCTTTCTTTAGTTTAGGTTTTAGTGTGACAACCTCTGCGGTGGCATCAATATCAAACAGTGTCCCTTCAAAGGGAGCGCACTCGCCTTCTCCGAGAAATGTAAACTTACCTTTGTCTTGAGCAATCGCCGTATTACACAGGAACATACTCAAAATCAAACAACCTAGTAATTTCATTAGCTAACTCTTCTTTGTTTTGTGAAAATTGTTTTTTGATGCGCTCTTTCTCTTTTTTAACAGATTCTTTATGTTCTCGTTTTTCTTCTTTATACTTCTCTTCAAGTTCTTCTACTACCTCTCTGTAACTTTGTAGTGCTTCTTCTTTTTTACGAAGTTCTTCTGCGTGAATAACCTGCAATCCTTCAATCTGCTCTTGCAGTGCTTCTTTTTGTTGTTCATAAGTTTGCATCAATAACTTATGATCATAGCGCATTTTACCAAAAACGGTCAATGTTAATACAACGATGGCAATTTCTCGCCAATGCGACTTTACGAAAGGCAACAATTTCAACAGCAACTGTGGCACTATCCTACCTTCTTTAATCTCTCCACCACATCAACGACAGTTTGTCCGCCGATGTAGATTGCAGAAATCACAACCCAATCGCTACTGGTCAGGTAGCCAG